TGATTACGGGTTGGTTGTTTGCATTTATGCTAGAAATACTCGTATCCCCCTATTCGTAGGGGGTCACCACCTCATTTAAATTATTGAGATTTCAATTTGTGCCTGAGCTGCAGTCTGCCTTAATAACCAGATCGCGCAATCAGAAGGGCACTTTGAATATCTTGATTGTTTAGATGTTTGAGTGGGGTTTTAGGGAGTCCGTTAAACCCTTAGTCACCCATGACTTTAATATGGGAGCGTCCGCCCGCAACGTATGCGGGCATGCCCACCAGTCGTTAAGGTGGGTCACCCAGAGTCTCGCACGCCGTCCTTTTGGATAGAACGTAGTACGGAGAGGTCACTCTGGGTTCGGTCAGGTAATAGCGATTTTGGCATAATCGAATTGTATCCTGGCCAGTTAGGTGCTAGCGCAGTACGCCCCACCTTCCTCCACGAGGTAAACGGGGCACCGCGATGTTGTTTAGTCGACTGACGCGCGAGAAATCTCGACATTGCCGTCGAGGGCGTCACGCTCCTCCCCAGTCCGTCGGGGGGGGTAAAGTAGTTCATCGGAACCTGGAAAGAACAAATCCAAGGGCATGTTGAAGCAAACCAAGCAAAAGCTTCAAACGGCACGCGCTGCCGTCCCAAAAAGCGTACGACAGGCCCTAGCGCCCACTATCAATTCAGCCATTAAAAATGCGCTTCGAAGTGGTGGTGGTGCGCTAGGTGCCGCCGCCGGAGCACCCATTGGCATGGGTGTTTCCGGTTCCCTAGTCGGCTCCAAGCTTGGGGCCCGGCTATCCAAGGCCATTGGTTCTGGAGATTATCAGATAGCTGCCGACATGAAGGCCAACTCCTTGTTCAAGGGAGATGGGCCGACCATGCCTTCGTTCGGCGGTAGCTCTGTCACTCGGTTTAAGCACCGTGAGTACATAGGAGACATTTACGCAGGAGCAAACAATTCGTTTACGCTCCAAGAGTTTCCCGTGCAACCTGCTTTTCGTGAGTCTTTTCCCTATCTTGCACAGATTTCGCGCAACTTTACGCGTTATCACATGAAAGGGTTGATTTATGAATATGTCAGCACTACTTCACCTTACTTAGCCGGGGGAGCAATGGGATCAGTCGTCATGGCGATGCAATATGATCCTGTTCTACCTGCATATACTTCCAAACCCCAGATGGAGAATTCAGATTTCGCCGTGTCCGCCCGTCCAGATTCAAGCATTCTGTACGGTGTCGAATGCGCAAACCAACCCGTTGGTGGTTATTATCTGCGTTCTTCGTCTAGCTTGGCCGCTCAGCCTCTCAACTTCACGGACATGGGCACCATGTACGTCGCAGTTCAGAACACTACGATCACACCCGGCACGGCGCTGGGTGAGTTGTGGGTCACCTATGACGTCGAATTTGCCATTCCCCTCATTAC